TTAGTGACCGCTTAAGATTTTCTCAGCTTTTCGCTTGCACTCCGCTCTCTCTTTCTTTAATAAAGAAAACATCATCGCCAATTTTACAAAAGTCTTATGATAGTCACTGTTCAGCCCGGGCAGAACAGCGCTAAGGTGGGGCCACATATCCAAGCGAAGATGCTCAACGCACGAGAACATGAGGTTAAGCTGCGTTATGGCCTCTCTCTCAAGCACCATAGTTTGCATCGCATGTGATTGGTTTCTATTGAAGTAGCAATCTTCCAGTTTCTCGAACACTTCCCACGCTCGATCGGTTTCAAGCATCTTCGCGTGACGAGCTGCCCCGCGTTCTGTCCAGAGAATTAGAGAGCGGGCACGTAAGCCAACTAACCCGAAGTTATCGGGTCTGTTCTTAAACTCACGCAAATCGTCTTTTTCAAGCTTAAAGAAGTGCTTCCCCACAACAAAGCGGCAAGTGTTGTTGAGATAGTTATCAGATATGTTTTTGGCTTTCGTGCCGTACAGATTAGCGAGGAAATCAGTTGTGATAACAGGGATATTATTGTGAGTTAGCAGAGAAAGATTTTCTGCAGAAATTTGAGTAGTCATAGCGTCACCTCATTAGGTTAACCATCACCACCTACGACGCCAATCGACTGGTGGTGAACTGTGTAGGGTTGGCGTAACCGGCTACTCAAACCCGGCGCTTCCGAAGAAGCCCCCACACAGCCCACCATAATATGAATGTGCTCGTGCTTAGCGCATAAAAAAAACCGCTAACGCGGCTATGCGTTGAGTAGTTAGCCGGGACGCCAATCCCGTGTGCCGATTTTGCGGCAACGATGAGAATATAGCCCCGGCATCATTAATAAGTCAAACAGAGATGTCTCGTGCTAAAAATTCATATGCCCCTGCCCACCAGGGCCGGGATGTGGCTGTACACTATTTATCTGGACCGGAGTGACAATATACCGCACTACCGTTTCGTGGGTTACAAACGTGCTACCGCAATTGATATTCTGGCACTGGCAGTAACGCTCTTTTGTGGTATCAGTGACCTGAAAACTGCTCCTGGTATGAGCTGCATGTCCACACTTTGGGCAAATCATCATAGTTATTATTCCATCACGACCTGTTTTCTCCATAATGATACATGCAAATACAAAATTGAGAACCACTTATTCTATTTCGAGATCATCAATTTTCACTTCCAGCTCCATACTGGTCGTAAATCCATTATCCGGGCTGACAGAATGCGTCAGGGTGGTAATGGTCCATTCTGCATCATCGATCGGCTGCTTAAACCCCGTCACCTTCACCGGCATTTCCGTATAGAGATCAGCCCGCCCCTCAGCGAGCAGCAGGGAAAATGAAGCAACCCCACGCTGCAGACGTTCCCACTGCATTTTTGCTGCGCGCTCTGCATTGCTCCGGTTGGCGTAGGTACGATTAAGAACCAACACGTTTTCATCCGTTCCCACCAGATAATCTCCCTGTTTTGCTTCCGGCTCTTTGGGTGTGGTGGTTTTCTTTCGGCGACGCTTAACACGGGTTGTCTCTTTTTTCCTGGGTTCACGCGTATGCAACCAGCTGGCAATAACACCGGTATAGGCACCACGATCAGCAAGGGTGAACCGATGACCGTCACCGGCTTTGCGCGTGATGGTGATAACCGGCAGCTGCTTGCCGCTTGCCGTTCTTCCCTGTCCCTGCCGGATAAACAGCAGGTTCCCGTCTTTAACGGAAGCAATCGCCCCATACTGTCTCGCCAGTTTCATCAGAAAACTTGCATCGCTTTCATTGGTCTGGTCCATATGATCCAGCGCCTTATCCGTCAGGTCTTTACCCAGCGCCACTTTGAGGTTATGCCGGGCGGCGATTTCCTTTACCACCTTCCCCACCGTTGTCTGATGCCATGATTTTTCGCGCCGTGTATTGAGGGTTTCACGAAAATCTGCGCTACGCGCCCTGATGGTCAGCCGGTCAGGGGCTCCGCTGTGTTCAATTTCATCCACGGTAAAAGCCCCTTTAGGGAAAAGCGGCTGTCCTTTCCAGCCCAGCGCCAGCTGAATCACAGCCCCACGTCGCGGCAGGGCGATCAGCCCGTCGGCGTCGTCCAGCTCCAGATCAAGCTGGTCCGCTTCAAAGCCCCGGTTATCCGTCAGTGTCAAACTCATCAGGCGCGCGTCCATCACCGTCGTCACGTCTTTGCCTTCGATGGTGATACTGAAAGCCGGGCTTTTGCTGTTCAGATTCAGGAGATCAGAATTAACGTTCACTGCAGCAATCCTCCAACCGTGTTTTTAATCCCCCCAATAGCAGATGCTGCAGAGTCCTGCAGGTTGCTGAGCTGGTCACTCAGGCTCCCGAACATGTCAGAGAGCGACTCATCAACCCGTTTGAGGGTGATCGTAAACTCAATGCGCCTGGGCATTCCGCTGGCAAAAAACTCCGTCTTTGTCTGGCTCAGACTCTCAATAACAAACATGCCGTAAATGGTTCCACTGCCTTCAATCAAAGGCCATGCCTTGCCCAGTTCAGCCATTTGTTCAAGCGCCAGTAATGACAGTCTGCCGCCGGTCACTTCCGGCAGCAGAACCCCGGACAGTGTCAGTGAATCGTTATCCGGGCCAAGAAACTGCGTTGACGGACGGCGGTTCACCCGGCTGTTGGCAGCGTGTCGCCAGCTGCGCTGATACTGCAGTTCCTGATAAGGGACAGTGCGCAGCATAAATACATATAAACCCAGTACCATCATCATGATTCATACCCCCCCTGATCGCTGAAATTGCTGCGCGCTTTTGCCCTGGCCCGGCGCTCCCGTTCGTCAAGCTGGCGTGCCACTTCACGGGCAATATCCTGCGCGTTCTGCCCAGGCTGAGCGACAATATGAATGGGCGCATTTATCTCATAACGAATAACCGGCGGCGGGCTATCTGCCTTAGCAAGCGGGGGCTGGTATGCCCTCGCAGGCAAACTGAACGGATGAAGCGGAGCCGCTTCTGCAGGTGTCGCAGCTACCCCCATCACGCCAGCAACGACAGAGGCCAGCGCAGCAGTACGCCGCCTGCTGGTAACATTTGCCGGTCCGTTCACAATTTCAGGGCCATTTTCTCCGACAATGCCAAACTGCCCGCGTGGAATGATCCCGCCCGTATCGTACATCCCCGCGTAAGCCGGGAACCCGCCTGGCGGCAGCACCACTTTGCCGTCACTGTTCACTGTGGCGGACTGCTGCTGCGTAACCTGCGCAGGTAGTTTCGCCTTTGCCGCCTCCTTACTGACAATACCGAGCTTTTCCAGCAGCCATGACACACCGGATTTAAGTGACTCAAGTGGGTGCATCACCCTATTCAGACCTTCCGCCAGCGCCTCACCAAACCGACGCCCCATTGCAGCTGCGCTGTTCAGTTCTTCGGCAGTGGATTTAACCGGGGTAAGTAAATCATTGAACCAGCCCCACAAGGCCTGCACCCTGTCACCAATCCACTGAAACACGGGTCTGAGCGGCTCAAAGGCGGCGCTGATGGGCGCAGCAGCGGCTTTGAATCCTTCCACCACGCCCCCCAGAAATGCACCGATGGGCTGCCAGTATTTCCAGATAACCAGCGCCACGCCTGCCAGTGCAGCCACAACCAGCCCTACAGGACTGAGCAACGCACCCAGCAGGCTACCAACAGCAAATAATGCCACGCGCAGCAAAGCCAGCGGACCAGAGATCAACAAACGCAGCACGCTACCTGTACGTGTGGCAGCGGCGGCTGCAGAAGGTAACGCTTTAACTGACAGCATGGACAGGCCAAACCGGATAACCGCCAGCGGTCCCAGCACAGCAGCCACCGCCACTGCCAGCGCCCCCAACCCAACAGTAATGGCTGCCGTAGCTGCCGCCACTTTCATCAGCGTGCCAGCCAGCACGGGATTCTGCTCAACCCAGCGACGCAACGCCCCGGTCACGCGCTTAACCATGCCCATAATATCCATCAGCGGCTGGCGCAGCGTTTCCCCCAGGCTGCTGAAAGCGTTCTGCGCGCCCGTCTTAACCAGCAACCACTGCGCAGACAATGAATCCTTGTTAATGTCGGATTCTTTCTGCATGGAGCCATTAGCACCACTACCTGATGTGAGTTTCAGCTGGCGTTGCAGCTCCGGCAGGTTGTTAGCCAGCTTTGCCGCATCATCGCCAAACTCTTTGCCAAAAATCATTGTCATGGCTGACAGACGTTTATCCTGCGGCAGATTGTTGACCTTCTCCAGAACCCGCTGAATTGTGCCCATGGCATCGGTGGTCATCTGCTTTTCAATCTCCGCCGGAATGAGTTGCAACAGATTCATGCCTTCAAAAAATCGTTTACTTTGCATGGTGGCAATGGACAGTTCACGCACCATGGCATTAGAGGCGCTGGCGGCGATTTCCGGGGCAGCCCCAAGAGAAAGGAATGTTGAACCCAGCGCCGCGGCCTTTCGGAAGTCAAGGCGGTCAGCCACGCCTCCCATACGCTGCAGGACGTTGATAATGTCCCCACCCTTTGACATGGCGTTATCGTCCAGGTAGTTCAGCGCATCGCCCAGTTGTTCAATATTGCGCGTCGGAACTTTATAGAGCTGCGCGATTTTCCCCAGCCCTTCTGCCAGTTCATCTGCGGGCAGCTCAAAGGCCGTTGCCGCTTTTGCCGCCGTGGATGCAAAAGCTAGCAGGTCACGTTTCTGCTCTTCGTAAGGATCGTCCTGATTGGTCACCCCCATGCGAGCACCACCTTCAACCAGCGCGGCATAGTCTATAGCGCCGTTCTCCATCGGCAGCTGTTCGCTGGCGGCCTTGATGGCATCCTGCATGTCATAAAACTGTTTTGTGCGGTTGCCATTATCGTCCCGCAACCCGTTTACCTGCTTTGCCACGCCTTTCATGGCATCTTCCATGCTGGCGTAGCTCTTAACTGCCGCCACAACAGGTGCGCCCATTGCCACCCCTGCAGCCGTAGTGGTAGCCCCTGCCCCGGCGATGCGATCCCGCACCTCAAGACGGCGTGAATACTGATCGCGGACGGCGTTCATTCGCGCCTGCTGTTCGCCCAGGCGTTTAAGGGATTTCTGCTGCCGGTCCAGGGCCTGCCGGGTTTCGTCGGCATTCTGCCGCAGTTCCCGCTGCACACTACTGAGCTTTTTCGTGTCCAGTCCGGCTTCATTGAGCGCAAGACGCTGGCGCTGCACCGACTGACGTAGACCGTTATATTTGCTCTGTAACTCCGTAACGCGGTTTTTTGCCTGCTCAAGCAGCCGTGCCTGCGCCGCCGTCGGGCGATTGGTAGCAGAGAATTGCGTGGCAAGTTTCGCAGCTTCTTCGCGTGCGGCTTTCAGGCTGTTACCGGTGACTGCCAGCTGCGCGCTGGCCTTGCGGAAACCGTCAATGCGGCCCGCCTGAGCATCTAATTCTTTTAAACGGGCGCGGCTTTGCTGAATGGCTGCAGCCAGCTCTTTTGAGCTGGCCTGCGCAGATCGAAATGGGCGGGTGAGCTTGTCAACCGCATTAAGAATCACCTGCAGACGCAGGTTATTGTCACTCATCGCTGGCCCCGCTTCGCTGAATTGCCTTATACCGCCACGCCAGCACCTCAGTCAGCGGCATAACGTCAGTGATGGATGGCGACCAGTGAAAGATGGTGGCGATATCCGCCACAAGATCATCAATCGTCAGGCTGTCGGTAAACCGGCAAGCACCGACTTCTTCAACAAAAAAGTCACCACCTCTACCGACAGCGCGGTGAGATCGGCGGGGTCCAGCTCTGCCATTTCCTGCGCGGTCAGCGTCGGGGTGGAGATTCGTGGGATCACAGTCATCATTGCGCCCACGTCCATATCCATAATGGCCTGCAGACGGGTGCCACGCAGTGCGCCGGACTGCGGTTTGCGCAGCACAATTTCGGTAATTTCAGTTTTACCGCGCATGATGGGAGTATCCAGTTTTACGGTCTTTTCAGTCAGCTTGTCGCTCATGTTCGTATCCTGTTAATGAAATACTGGCGCGGCTGCCCGCGCCGTTAAGGTTAATCAGAGGCCGAGGGCATTACGGTGTGCTTCCATCAGGTCCACGCCGCCAACGATTTCTACCATGTTGACCAGATCGACCTCATAGAGCACCTCACCATTAATGGTCAGCTTCGCGTAGCTGTTGGTACTGCTGACTTTGGTGCTGCTGCTCTCGCCGGTTTTCCACTCGCCGGAATCCACTTCTTTATGGCGCCCGCGCACAACCAGCTCAACGGCCTGCACTTCGCCGGTATCGTCACGCTGAATGGAACCGGTGAAACGCAGCTGGATGCCGTCAACGGTTGCCTTGCCCATCTGCTTGAATAACAGCAGCTCGGTACCGCCGATTGAAAATTCCGTGTCCAGTGCACCGTCATCCAACCCCATGTCCACATCCACTGCGCCCGGCATACCGCCGCCGCGATACTTCTCAAACTTGCGGGTAAATTTCGGCAGGGTCAGAGACTCAACGATCCCCTGCCAGTTGTTCCCGTCGTTGAACAGGTTCAGGTGTTTTAACTTGCGTGGTAAAGCCATGATTCCCCCTTATGCAGCGACACGGCTGGCAAAATCGACCAGGTAACGATCGGTGATGCGCTGGCGCAGCATCAGGTTTTCAAGCGGAGGCACCGGCGTGTAGTCATAATCGATGGTCAGTTTCCCGGCTTTAAGGGTGTCTTTATCGTTAACAGACTCATCCAGCCAGCAGTCACCACCAATCAGGTATCCCTGGTTGACCAGACTGCGCATCTTGGCGCGTAGTCCTTCAATAATGTCGCGGGCCAGCGACGGATTAAGCACGCCATCCACCGCCCACATGTGCGCCTCCGCCATAGTGTCAGCCAGCACCTGCGCCGTGCGGGTGTAGTTCTCAAAGGCAAACAGCGGATCGTCACTGAGACAACGGGAACCCCAGAAGCGGAAGCCGTCTTTGCGAATCAATGTGGTGACGTCATTTTTGTTCAGCAGTCCCGCATCGGTTGCCGGGTCCTGCAGATCCCAGAACACATCAGCGGAAATGCCGGTGACACCGTTCACACCCACATTGGACAGGGTTTTATGCCAGCCGATCTGCTCGTCGATTTTGGCACGCAGGCCGAGCGCACGGGCGGAGGCGTAAGCCGTCGCGTCTGCTTTCAGCACGGTGTCAAAGTTGATGAAGTCAGGCCAGATCAGCATTCCCTCGCGCTGACTGAAATTCTCGCGATAGGCAATAGCTTCCTCCACCGTTTTGCAGCCATTAGCAGCAAGGTAGGCAAACCCGCGCAAGCTTTGCGCCACGCCCAGCAGTTCAGTAGCAACGGCCTGAGTGTCATGTCCCGGCACCCCAAGAATGCGTGGCTTGATACCGAGCTGCGACTGCGCCGACAGTAGCGCTTTCATGCCCGTTTTCTTACCGTCGGAAGTTACGCCGCCGATAATATTGGAGGTGGTTTCCGCTTCGGTTTCGCCCTGTGCCACACGCACAACGACAGTCACGGGTTTTGCCTGATCTGCAATCGCGTCCAGCGAGCGGGCCAGCGTGCCGGACTCCCCCGCTTTACCGCTGGCGGTAAGCACATCAGTCAGCAGGACCGGCTTATTGAGGGGAAACACGGACGCATCAGCATCATCGCCGGTGCAGACCATGCCCACGATGGCAGTGCTCACCGTGGTAATAGGTCGGGTGCCCTCGTTGATTTCAACAACGCGCACCCCGTGGTGGTAATCCTGAGCCATAAGGCAGTCTCTCCGGTTGACAGGGATACCTTATGTTCTGGTTGCCAGGCGTGCGGCGCACGTATTTCACGATGTGTCAGTGCTGGTACAATATCGCCACTTTCAACGCGACTGATTTACAGGGAATTTCTTGTAAAGAGTGGAAATGCTAACATCAAAAAGTAATCCAACACGATGACGAGTTTCACCGGCGGCAAGCAACCTTCCGGCCTGCTCCCATTGCCCCGGAGTGAGCTTTGGACGCCTGCCACCGATTCGCCCTTGCGCCCTCGCTGCGGCAAGTCCGGCGCGGAAGTGGACGCTGCAGACTGCCCTGATGATTGCCATGGTGATGGCTCCTGGTGATACAGGGATGGTAAGATTTTACCCGTTTCGGTGGATTGTCAGGCTAAGGCCGAAACCACCCGACAGAAATTACTTAACGATGCAGGTAATGCTATTAAGGACTGGCGCACAGAATTAACGTTGGGAATTATCAGTGATGAAAATAAAGCAGCTTTAATTCTGTGGATGAATTATATCAATATTCTTAAATCGCTGGATTTAACTGGCGTTTCAGACGAGGCCACTTTCACAGCAATCAGGTGGCCTTCATTACTACGGGAGTGATTTACTGGCTATCAATATTCCTGCTCATCAGTTTCTTAGGCCATCTACACACATTTATTTTGGTACGAGTTAAAATATTGCAAAAAAAATATCAAAGCTTATTATTTTTTTCTTTAGGTAAATTTTCGCTCAATAAACTTAATTGTTTATTCAATGATGATACAGCGTGAACTATGCTGGAAATGAAGGAAGTCAACAGTATGGATAATCTGAATATTCACGGGTGACATTATGAGACATCGTATATTTTTCCCATTGCTTCTGGTGTTGTCGGCTACAGCCTTTTCGGCATCGGCGATGGCTGCCAGTGATTCAAAACCCCCACCAGATAATACAAAACACTCCTCCAGTGGCTGGCCGCCAACGCCTGCCCCATATATTCGCCCACCATGGTGTGACAAATGGCCACCAGATATTCTTAAGCCACCGGAGTGGTGCCAGATTTGTGGTTGTTAATTTTTTACAGAAAACTATAACAACCATATCAGGACTGATGGTATATCTGGTCATTAAGTTTCATCAGTTCCTGATGAACTTAATATTACTTCAGGCTGACGTATTTTATTAACGTCAGCCTGTCTTTTCACAACGTCATATTACTGGCTTGCAGGCACATCAGGCCAGTCAGGATTCGTGGTATCCACCCGGTTTACCAACACCCTGTATTTTTTCCACTCGTCGAGCTGCACTTTCTCATCATCTGTTGCGATTTCAAGATCAACAGCATCCTGTAATGGCGCGATTCTCTCCGCTGCTGTTTGCAAAAGACGGCTTTTGATCCCTTCAGCTTCACGAAGTCTGGCCGCTGTTTCAGCCACTTCGTCTTTTACCCACGCCTTACCATTCCATTTCTGATATTTACCATCAGGTGAAACTGATGTGACGTTTTCAGGTAGCGGACCGGGAGAGGAGATATAAACCTGATTGCCGGTTGTTGTGTCGTAAACCGTCTCGCCACGGTGGTCCTCATGCAGACTCCACATTTCGGTTTCAGCGTCAAATACAGCAATATGACTGGCGGGAATATCAGGGGGTGCAATATCCGTACAGTTTGCCGGTAATCCCGTGTGTGGCGGTATATACGCATCACCTGCCCCAATAAATTCATTCGTATCTGAACGCAGGTTATAAATCGTAATTGTCCGCGCTTTGCTGCTCATTTTAAAAGTCATTATGCAAGCCTCACTATGTAATTAAATGCAATGTTTTTAACCGTTGTTTCCTCATTACCGTCTGCGTCCACAATAACGACGTGGCCGTGTGGGCCGATATATACAGTGTGGTCATGCGGACCAATCCATGTGGTATGTGCGTGATCGCCATTCCAGCTTGTTAACTGGTCATTGCCATCATGCTGGACGCGAATTTTTCCACCGATTGAATCACCACCGTATGTGCCGCCCGCCGAATGGTTATGACCGCCTGTTGTATTAGAGCTCTTCGTTCCGTAATCAAATGACGACGTACCTTTCGTTCCCAGATCGGTATCCAGTGCCCGCGCGCCGTGGCTGTGCGATTTGTTGCCGTCCATTTCTTGCGACAGTACAGCACGTCCACTGATGGGCTTACCCTTTATTGTCCAGCCTCGCATGTCAGGGATAACGCCAGACGGATACGCTATAGCCAGTAACGGGTAAGCAGATTTATCAAACGTCTGCCCCTGCATCAGGGCGTAACCAGCAGGGATGGTGTCAGACGGCCACGCAATAGCCGCGCCGACAGGATTCAAATCTGGGGGTACTGGAGGTGGATTCAGGGAGGTATAGAGCATCGCCCATTCTGACCACTCAGCGTCAGGGGTATCTCGGTGGCTACGGATATATGCAGGCGCAGGAGCACCATTAACCTCACTCCATCCGATTAATATCTCTCCATCACCGGTTCCGGTCAGACGCAAAATATTCCCGTATTCCGTTGGATAGCCGTTGTTGTAAACCTCGCCCATTATCAGGCCGCCATCACTGCCCCTCGTTGTGCCAGTCAGTGCGGGAAGCGTGCCGCGTGATACCAGTCTGTTCGCTGCAACAGCCGTACCGTTGGCAGGAAGCGCTCCGATATTTTGTACAAACAGCGGCGTATTCTGGATATCCGCGCCGTTCTGGTTTTTTTGCATGGCGCCAGTGGCCAGATTTATCGTTTCGCCTAAACCGAGGTATGTGAGAAGGCCGGCGATATCTTTTCCGCTTAAATTCGTCAGTGTATTGTCCAGCGGTTGCTTTCCAGCCAGAGCGTTTATCATCGTCGTGGCAAAGTTCGGGTCATTCCCCAGAGCCGCTGCCAGCTCGTTCAGCGTATCCAGTGCTGCAGGCGCAGAATCCACCATTGCCGCAATAGACGATGCCACAAATTCCGTGTTCGCAATCTGTTTAGTGCTGTTACCCGCCGCTGGCGTCGGTACCTTTGGAATCCCTGTGAGTGTCGGGCTGTCCTTCTGCGCATACTGTGAATGCGGGTCCGGCGCAGCAAGATGCTTTGCCATCAGGTCGTCTACATATACCTTCAGCTCCAGCGCCTTATCATCTACATATTTACGGGTTGCCAGCACTACTGCAGGGTCAATTTTCAGGGTGATGTTATCGGTGCTACTGGTAATCAGTACCATGCGCACGGTCTGCGTACGTCCGCTCCCTTCTGTCAGCTGCGGCTTGTAGCTCTCAGGGCAGTTACCCACGGCGATCAGTGCGCCGGTTTCATCAAACAGGCCGACCTCACGAATCCACCATCCCCCCTCAGTTTCCGGGATCACTTGCTCAGCAATAATCTGGCTGCTGTTCTGCGGGTCGATATACAGCATATTCAGCGCTGCTCGACGCTTCTCAGCAACTAACGCGGTCTGTTGCGCGCTGGGTGTGGGCAGCACACCGCCACCGTCGCCCACCGCCATATGGGTAATTTTCAGCGGGACACCGAGCGCGGCGGCGCTTGCCAGTTTCGCCGCGCCGATCTCCGTCAGCAGGGTATAAAATTTTGCGCTCATGGATTCACTCTCATTGTGTCAATAACATGGACTGCCCCGCCTTCATGTGCGGTGCCGCCGGAAACAATCGTTTCATTGATATACGGATACACCGTGATTTCTTCACCAAGGTAGCTGGCTGCACCAACCCAGTAAGGGCCGCTGGTCTGCATATTAATGGACATACCTGTCATATGGCGGCTGCATGGTTTGGCATCGCTTATCAGGCGCTCAAGCTCCAGATAGGTGTCTTCGGTGATACCATGATCCTGTACGCCAATATCCAGACGGAACGTCCCCGGCGTTTCGCCGGTCTGCCACCACTCATTGATGCGGATCAGGAAGCCGAACGGCTCCACCACGCGCCGCACGGCGCTGGTTGTCCCCTTGTGCTGATGGATATAAAAAGCGTCCTGCACAACGCGGCGCTTGACGCTTTCTGTCCAGCTCTCATCCCAGCGGTCAACAGAAAACGCCCAGGCCAGATAAGGCAGGAATCTGATCGGGCAGGTTGCCGGGTTCCACAAATCACGCAGCGATACCTGCAGATCGGAAATCCCGCTGCAGGTCTGCGCCAGTCGGCGCTCAAGCGGCGACGAACCCGGCGGCAACAGACTATTCATCCGTGCCCCCGTTGGTAACGCTCCATTCGGTACAGGATGCCGCCTGTGTCTTATCCAGCACCACATCCTCCAGAGGGGACGTCAGCTCCACACGCTGGACGCCCTCCACGTGCAACGCGGCATAAATGGCGCTGCGGCGGATATCACGTCCCAGCCGCGTCTGACTGGCGATGTACCTCTGCAGACTGGCTTTTGCCGCCACCATAACAGGCTCCGCTTCCGGCCCTGGATAAAGAAAAATGGTAGCCTCCACCCGGTACGGTATGATCTCCGCACTACGAACCGTCAGACGGTCAGCCACCGGGCGTACACTCTCACTGTTCAGGGCTTTTTCAACCACATCCAGCAGGTCTTTTACTGCTGTACCGTCACCCTCACGGCTCAGCACGGTAAGTACCACCTCTGCAGGGGCCGGACTGGTTGCGCTGGCATCTGCCACACGTCCGTCCGCACTTCTGGCGTGAAATTCATAGGCTCCCGTAGGGCCAGCAACGGACAGTCCCTCAAATGCTGCAGGGATGCGCTGGCGCAGCGCCTCATCATCTTCCATCACTGCGGCGACCGGCGGTACTGCATCATTATCAGCAGGAACTACCGTCAGACGTTTCACGTTGCAGTTGGCTGCCAGCTGCTCAAGATCATTTCCCATCGAATAGGCCACCATCACCGCCTGCGCAGCCTCGTTAATACGCTGGCGCAGCAGGATTTCGCGGTATGTGCTTTCCTGCAGCAGCTTGGTGACGGGTTCAGATTCCAGCGCCAGCGTGCGCCGCACCGCGTCCTGTTCATCCACAGGATAAAGAGCCACAAAAGCGGCCTTGCGCTCAGCCAGCAGCGTCTCAAAATCCGGCACGTCCACTATCTGTGGCGGCGGTAACCGGGAAAGGTCAATGACTGCCATTGTCTGCTCCTGTTGATATGGAAAGGGAAACCGGTGCTCCGTTATTACTATGTCCCGTAAGCTCAACCACCATAGAGCCGTCAAAATTGCCGTTGATGGTGATGGAGTCCAGCGTAAGGCGCGGCTCCCAGCGGTTCAGCGCCACATAGACTGCAGACATAATCTGCAGGCGCAGTGCCGGGTTCTGCGGCTGGTCAATCAGCGCGAACAGCAGCGAACCGTATTCCCGCCGGGCAATGCGGCTACCCTGCGGTGTCAGCAGAATATCCCGCACCGACTGGCGCAGATGGTCTGTATCCGCAAGGGCCTGCCCGTCATTCCGGCTCATACCGATATACAGCGTCATACCGGACCTCCCGATGTATCCCCGCCTGACTTAACGCCAGTGTGACCGTGTTTATCCATCACGACCCCGTTAGAACTCATTGCGCCGCCGCCCTGGGTAACGCCGCCGTTGATCACCACCTCGCTGTTAATGCGTGTTGTGTCAGCCTCCACTACAAACTCACCGGTTTTTAGGGTGATATTGTCCGCCGCCTCGATCACCATGGATTTGATACCCCGAACATGCCACCGCCCGGTGGCGGGTTCGTACTCAAACCAGCCACCGTCCGGGTACTCCGTCACGCAGCCGTCCACAGAATCCGACGGCGGCGCAAACTGATTGGAGTAGATGGCGGGCAGCACAAAAGCGGTTTCCAGATTGCCGCCCATGCTCAGCACCACCACCTGCTCATCCGGCGACGGGCACCACCATGTACGGGCACCACCGGCACGCAGCGTCAGCCAGTTAATCCAGTTAGTTTCAAGCTCGCCCACTTTCACCCGGCACAGCCAGTTTTCCCGGTCCACTTCGGTCACGGTGCCGGTGCGGATCAGGTTGGTGATAAGGCGCATGATTTCGGTCAGTTGTGCATTCATAACGAAAGGTTGCCATCAGAGGGAAAAGGGAGGCAGCGCGGGCGCTTGTGCCAGCAGTGGCACAAAGATCACCCCGCCAGCCAGCGCAGCAGGGTGTCACGGGTGATGGTTTCCACCTCATCATTCACGCCCAAAAGGCGGCGCTCTGCGTAGCGGACCTCCGGGCCTTTTCGGCTGACGCGATCACGCAGGCCGTAATGGTGAACACGGGCAATGCGCTGCACCTTGCCATCAAACTGCACGCTGGCGGAGTCCGCACTGGCGGCGGTTTTCAGGTATTTTGTGGTGCGAAGCTTTGCAAACATCTGGCGTTTGATACGTCCCTTCTTGCTACGGGCTGTCACCCTGCGCGGCTCATAGCCGCTGCCGTCAGGATTGCGCTGCAGCCTGATGTTCTGCTGCTGCGTCCGGCGCAGCTGTTGCGCCAGTTGCCGCAACATACGGTTGCGTGCGGCAGGCTCCAGATTCGCCAGCAACGCCGTCAGCCAGTCATCCACCTTCTGCAGCTCATCCACGTTTCACCGTCCACATTTCTTCGGGTTCGTCCGGCTCCGGCACCGCTTCAACGCTCGATACGCTGCCGTCAGTGCTGACCAGCACACGCTCAGTCAGTTGCAGGTTCATGCTGATATCGCACACATCGTTTCGCAGAATATCCACTTCAAAGGTGAACAGTTTTTCGCGCAGATCCGGGTTGTTGATGGCGTCCGGCTGGCTGGTACTGAGCCACAGCAGGACTGGAGCCATCAGCAGATTCTGGTCGCCGCTGAAATCCTCGATCACCACGTTCAGGGTGTAGCGGTATTCCCATGACATGGAACTGGCTCCTGTTGCCACCAGTGAGCCGTTATCAACGAAAAGGTGCAGCTTGTCCGGGTTGTCCCGGACATAGGCAACCGCTTTATTCAGGGCGCTGCGTAAGGACTGCGGTTTGTTCACTGTCTCGCTCCTGACACGCAATAATTGTGTCCACTTTGTCAGCACAGACCGCCCAGGCAGCCTCGGTTTCATCCAGCACCGCATTCAGATCGCCGTTACTGCGCGGCGCTGACCTTTCCAGGCGGCACTGCGTCACTCTGGGACAGCCACTCACGGTAAGCTGCACCTCCGGCGAGGGCCGGACGCTCCCGCAGCCGGATAATGTCAGCAGGCAAAGGAGTGTCAGCCCAGCGGCGCAAATCCTCGTTTTCACGTTTCAGTTCCTCGATCCGGCGCTGACGGCTTCGCAGCAGTGCGGTGGTCTGTTCCGCTGCCGCATAAAGCCGCGTCTGCTCCCGGCTGTTGGTTTCGGTCAGAATGGACAGGCCGATCAGCTGGCTGTTTTTCTTCGTCAGCTCCTGCGTTTTGCTTTTCAGCGCCGCGCCCTGCGTTTCGATGGTGTGGCTGGCATTGTTTAACCGCCACGACTGCCAGCCCAGCGCCGCAAGTGCCAGCGCCAGCACTACCGCCAGCGCACGCATCGGGCCGCCATCGGCTCATGAAGCTGCGAGCGGGCAATCTGATACAAAACCAGCGTCAGCAGGTAAAACACCAGGGTGATCACCCATCCCGAAAACGCCAGGCACAGAACAATAAGCAGCCTGATAGCCCATGTACGCACGGGTTTTACGGGGTGCGCCCTGAATTTGATTAATGCCGCTCTGACCTCATCGCGCGCCCGATCTCCGGCGAACCACCCGACAGCGCACAGCGCAGCAAGCAGCCAGGCGAGGAAGCATGACACCCAGACAGACGCACCAACCAGAACCGGCGCACCGCTGCGCGGATACAGCAGGCTGATTACCAACAGCGCAGCCCATGCCAGCTGGAAAAAAACGCTCATGACTTTCTTTTTCATTCCGTTATGCTCCTTTTAAGCACCAGGCCATTTCCCGCGCGCGGCGGTTGTCCAGCCCCTGATTAAACACACCTTTGACATATACCCAGCGCGGCAGCTGATGGCAGGCATCCGCCCAGCGCCGCTGGTTCAGCAACTTAACCAGCGTGGAGCTGCAGGCGTTGCCGGTGCCCACGTTGAAAGCAAACGACACCACCGCGTCATAGACCTTTTGCGGCATCGGCTGCACCACACATTTATCCAGTGCCCGCTCCACGCGCAGCACGTTGGTGATAAGTCCCTGCGCCGCCTGCCGTTCCGTGATGGTTTTTCCAGGCACCACACCGGACGTATTGCCGATCCCGTCAGTCCAGACGCCCGCGCTGCACTGATAAGGCTGCAGGCGGCATCCCTCGTAATCGGCGATCAGTTTCAGTCCCTCAACGGAGGTATGAAGCGACTGAAATCCGGGCAGCGTGGCTGCGATAGCCAGCACTGCCCCGACAAGGCAGCGCTTAACGATTGAAGGATTCATATTCCCCCCGCGAAATCTTGCCGCCACGTAACAATTTGAAAGACTGGTGTTTGTAGTACCAGTTGATAGCCAGCATCAGCACACCAATCAGTACGCCGCCAACCGTTGACGCATCCTTGAGCGACAGATCGCCCAGCCATGCCAGCAGCACGGCAATGCAGTAAGTGATAAAGGCGCTGATTCGTTCAAGCGTCATAATTCAGTCCCATAGCTGGACGGTCTGCGCCGTGGTTGACGCCGTAATGTCCGGCAGCTCCACCTGCAGCCCGTGCGGTAAAAATGGGCCGTACTCAGCCAGCCCCGGATTTGCCTGCAGAACCTGCTCAGTGACCCCCTGCGTGCGCCCGTAATGACGCCAGCAAAGCGCGTCCACCGTGTCATACTGATGCGCACGCACTTTCATCAGATAAGCTCCACCGTACAGTGCGGCGCATCCTGCACCCGGCTGATAGCCCAGCGGGCATCACGCCACAGATCGCCGCTGGCCTCCGCCAGCTCCTCCCCTCGCTTCACGCCTGACGCCGTGGCGTCATAGTCCTGATAACGCTCATTGAGCACAGCACGCGCCCAGCAAAAAACGGCGTTGTGGTAGTGCCGGATACGCTCGCTTTTGCCGTCCAGCATATCCGCCGGAACCTCAGCCAGTGCCCGGTAGCCCAGCAACTGCTGGCGGTTGCGGAAGTCGTACAGCTCAGCGTTAACCTCAGAAATAGCCGTCAGCACAACCTGCTTTAAACGCGGCTGCGTCACCGTGCCGTCAGTTCGCATCACACTGCGAAATTCCGACAGGTCCACATCAGGCCAGAACGGCGTATTTTTGATGACCTCCGCCTGTTCCGGCACCTGTTCGGGCGCAACAAACTTCATGCGGCTTTCTCCTGAAATAGAGGGCGGTGGACGGGGTTTTGATGTGGCAGTGCCTTTCGCCACCCCGTGCCGCCCGTGCGCGGGGGCACGTTCTGTCAGCGGCTGTCATTGCGCAGTCTGCGCTCCAGCTGCTGTTTGTCTTTTTTCACGCCACAGCGGGGATCGAGCTGTAACGCATGGTTGAGATGATTCAGGGCGGAAGCCGGATTGCTTTCACTCAGGACAGCGCCAATCGCTTTATGCAGACGCGCCCGTGACTGGTCCGGCATATCCAGACCGTCTGTCAGCTCCAGCGTCTGCAGCAACAGATCGGCATCAAAGCCGGTGGCAGCAAGCATTGCACTCTGCGCGGCGTCTGCCATTTCTTCTGCCAGCACGGTCTGCACGTTACGGTTGCCCAGCGGCATCACCCAGCCATGGCGCAGCGCATGACGCCCGATTTCCAGCGCACCGGCATAATCACCGGCGTCGATACGCCACAGCATCACGTACATCAGCACGTCATCCTGTTGTGTACCTCCGGCAGCCAGCACACCCTCCGCCCAGGCAGAATATTTCGGCAGCAGCTCCACCTTGATTTCCGCCTTTTTCACCGTGGACTGGATGCCTTTAAGGCGACGGCGATCTTCTGCCAGTTGCAGCAGCATCAGGTCATAGCCAGACGCATGGCGGCGAACACTGCCGCCCTCACGGGCGGCCTGTTCGGCCTGAATACGCAGGCGGTGCTGCCGTGCGGGACTCAGGCTCATGCGTTACTCTCCATTTCCTGACTCTGCGGCTACAACAGGTGCGGCAGGCGGAGTGAAATCACTCATTTCGATGTTTTCCACCAGTGCCGCGCAGCGGTAGTCCTCGACCACATACGCCTCGTTAACGGATTCAAAGTTTTCAATCCGGTCACGTTTCGGGTTGTCGATAACAGAACGGCGGCGGGTGTCTTCCTGCCAGTAGATGGACAGGTTATCCAGTCGGGTGATTAACAATGCATTTGCCGGGAAGAAAGGCGCACGCACAGCCTGCAGGCCGCCCATACGTTTCTGGCTGATGATCATATCGGCGGCAATTTTTTCGCTGTTGTCCTGCTCTTTGTTGACCAGCGGGAAATACTTGTCAGACAGCAGTTCACGACCACAGACAACAACCAGCTCATCATCATCCTGATACTCCACATCGATCAGCTCGTTGACGGCATCCATCACCATAGCGTCAAGGTTTACATATTTACCACCCGGACCTACTTTTACCGGCTCCGCAGTAGTGGTGCCGTCTTCTGCGGTTTTACTGCCCATAACATGATCCGGCGCGTCTTCGCGGATTTTCTGTAACCAGCCTTTATTGACGTCCTGCAGCAGCGGGTTTTCAGCACGATTTGAGGTTTTGGCGCGCTTCACGCCGTTAAAGCCGATCATGATGCGGTCCAGCGCCTGACGCTTGACGATGGCGTTGCGGATACGCACCTGGAAGTCCTGGAACTTGGCCCACAGATCCAGTTTTGCGTAGGTCAGCACCGTATCAAAGTTGGTCTGTTCGCATTTATATTCCACGTCTTCCATCAGCGTCGGATCGGTAGGCTCGCGCTCTTTGGTGGTGGTATCGGTGGTTCCGGCAATGGTGCTGCCAACACCCAGCCCCAGCAGCTGACCGGACTGCTCAGTCACTGGCGTGACGTTAATCAGCGTCAGGAAAGCGGCGGACTGCTGGATCTGGTCTTCCAGCGTCTGCTGCACAGACGGCTCCACAGTGAATTTGCTGGACAGTTCTTCAACTGCCACACCGTTCAGACGCGCCAGCTGCTGCAGGTAAGCGTTAAAAGCAAAGCGGGTATTCTTCTTCATCGGGTTTTGTGCTCCATCAGCAATTGGTCAGAGTGTCAGCGGGGGCGTTACCGCCTGTTGCACGCTGGCGGTAGTCCTGGCGGCTGTCTTCATGACTCAGCTTGTCCACCAGTTCGTTAAAGGCGGTTTGCTGTGCCTGCAGGGCAGTCTCCAGCTCAGACAGGCGTTCTTCCTGCTCAGACAGGGATTTTTCGGTGCGTGCGCTCAGGTTCTGCTGCTCAGTGGCGACCAGCTCCACGGCCTTATGCACATCAGAGAACCGGGCGTCATCGGACTGCTCTTTTTTGGTAAACAGCGCCGTGACGCGGGCAAACAGGGACGGTTTGTCGTCCTGGACTTCTTCCAGTTCGATCACCGTTTCCTCTGCGGCGGTAAAGAGATTGGCGGGATTCTGCTTGCGGTTTGCCAGCGGGTTATGGGCTGCACTGGCGCTGAATGTCAGCATTTCAGTGCCCAGACTGGCAGGGTCATCAGTGGCAGCCAGGCCGACCAGGTAGGCTTTGCCCGTATCAGCGAACTTCGGGCTGACTTCCATAGAGGTGAATAATTTCTGGCCTTTTTTCACCAGTTCCACCAGGGGCTCCGTTGGCTCAACGTCAGCATACAGAGCCATCTTGCCTGCCAGCGGACCTTCCGTGATTTCTTCAGCAAACAGCGCCGTCACCTTGCCGTAGCGGTTAAAGGTGCTGTCCGGCAGATAAGACTTGATGTGCTCAAGGTTAATCAGCGCGGTATACACCGCCGGGTTATAGCTGGCTGCCATCTGTTCCAGCCATTCACGCTGGATTTCGCGTCCGTCGGTGGTGGCACCTTCCACCCCGATGCGAAAACGCTTTGCTTTCACTGTCATGAGCCGTGCTCCGTTAGAAAAAACTTACTGGAGCCTTATGGTTGCGGTGATAGGGGCAGTGAAACAATGCGCGGTATTTGTACCGACAACCACACAAACCGCAGGCGGGGAAAGCCTTCATTCAAGGCTGTAGGTTTGTGCCATGAACACCACACTGACACCCGCAGATCTCGATCCCCGTCGGCAGGCCATGCTGCTGTACTTTCAGGGATACCGCGTAGCCCGCATTGCTGAAATGCTGGGCGAGAAAGTTGCAACCGTTCACAGCTGGAAAAAACGCGACAAGTGGGGTGACTATGGGCCGCTGGATCAGATGCAGCTCACCACCGCCGCACGCTACTGCCAGCTCATCATGAAGGAGCACAAAGAAGGGAAAGATTTCAAAGAGATTGACCTGCTGGCGCGCCAGTCTGAGCGCCATGCGCGGATCGGCAAGTTTAACAATGGCGGCAACGAAGCCGACTTAAACCCTAACGTCGCCAACCGCAACAAAGGCCCACGCCGTCAGCCTGAAAAGAATGTTTTCACCGATGAACAGATTGAGAAGCTGGAAGAAATTTTCCATTCCTCCATGTTCAACTACCAGCGCCACTGGTGGGAAGCCGGAAAAACCAACCGCATCCGCAACCTGCTGAAGTCACGCCAGATCGGCGCGACCTTCTATTTTGCCCGTGAAGCCCTGATTGACGCCCTGCTTACCGGACGTAACCAGATTTTCCTTTCTGCCAGTAAGGCACAGGCCCACGTCTTCAAACAGTACATCATCGACTTTGCCAAAGAAGTGGAGGTGGAGCTGAAAGGCGATCCGATGGTGCTTCCCAACGGGGCCACACTGTATTTCCTCGGCACCAATGCCCGCACTGCCCAGAGTTATCACGGCAACCTGTATCTGGATGAATATTTCTGGATACCGAAATTCCAGGAGCTGCGCAAAGTGGCTTCCGGTATGGCTATTCACAAAAAATGGCGACAAACCTATTTTTCCACGCCATCCAGTCTGACACACAGTGCTTATCCGTTCTGGTCCGGTGCGCTGTTCAACCGTGGGCGCAACAAAGCCGATAAGGTGGACATCGACCTGTCCCACAGCAATCTGGCCCCCGGCCTGCTGTGCGCAGACGGGCAATACCGCCAGATAGTCACCGTGGAAGATGCGGTGCGCGGCGGCTGTAACCTATTCGACCTCGACCAGCTACGCATGGAGTACAGCCCGGACGAATACCAGAACCTGCTGATGTGCGAGTTTGTGGACGATCTCGCGTCCGTGTTTCCGCTCAGCGAGCTGCAGGCGTGCATGGTAGACAGCTGGGAAGTCTGGACCGACTTTCATGCACTGGCGCTGCGCCCGTTTGGCTGGCGCGAAGTGTGGATCGGTTATGACCCGGCAAAAGGTACACAGAACGGCGACAGCGCCGGATGCGTGGTGGTGGCACCGCCAGCCGTGCCAGGTGGTAAGTTCCGCATTCTTGAGCGTCACCAGTGGCGCGGAATGGACTTCCGCGCCCAGGCTGACGCCATCAAAAAACTGACCGAACAGTATAACGTGACCTATATCGGCATCGACTCGACCGGCGTCGGTCACGGGGTTTACGAGAACGTGAAAGCGTTTTTTCCTGCCGTCAGGGAGTTTGTCTACAACCCCAACGTTAAAAACGCCCTGGTACTCAAGGCCTACGACATTATCAGCCACCGCCGTCTGGAGTTTGACGCCGGGCACACCGACATTGCGCAGTCATTTATGGCAATCCGTCGCGCTACCACTGCCAGTGGCAACCGCCCGACCTATGAAGCCAGCCGCAGCGAAGAAGCCAGCCATGCCGATCTGGCCTGGGCAACAATGCACGCACTGTTTAACGAACCGCTGCAGGGCGAGTCCGCCAATACCAGCAATATTGTGGAGATTTTTTGATGGGAAAGAGTAAGAAGAACCGCGCTGCGTCGACGAAACAGATCCAGCATAAAAGCCAGACTTCAGCCGAAGCATTCAGCTTCGGTGATCCCGTTCCTGTTCTGGACCGCCGCGAACTGCTGGACTATGTGGAATGCGTGCAGATGGACCGCTGGTATGAGCCGCCAGTAAGCTTTGACGGGCTGGCGCGAACCTACCGTGCCGCAGTGCATCACAGCTCTCCCATTGCGGTAAAACGCAACATTCTGACCAGCACCTTTATCCCGCATCCACTTCTTAGCCAGCAGGCGTTCAGCCGGTTTGTGCAGGACTATCTGGTATTCGGTAATGCCTATCTGGAGAAGCGCACCAACCGACTCGGCGGCATTCTGTCGCTGGAGCCATCACTGGCGAAATACACCCGCCGCGGGATCGATTTAGACACCTACTGGTTTGTGCAATACGGCCTAACCACGCAGCCCTACGAGTTCACCAAAGGCAGCATCTTTCACCTGATGGAGCCGGATTTAAACCAAGAGATTTACGGTCTGCCGGAATATCTGTCAGCTATCCCTTCCGCCCTGCTGAATGAGTCCGCAACACTGTTCCGCCGGAAGTACTACATTAACGGTAGCCACGCAGGCTTCATCATGTACATGACTGACGCCGCGCAGAACCAGGAGGACGTGAACAACATCCGCCAGGCCATGAAAAGCGCCAAAGGTCCGGGTAACTTCCGCAACCTGTTTATGTACTCACCCAACGGCAAAAAGGACGGGATTCAGATCATCCCGCTGTCAGAGGTCGCGGCAAAGGATGAGTTTCTGAACATCAAGAACGTGAGCCGCGATGACATGATGGCAGCACACCGCGTGCCGCCGCAGATGATGGGGATTATGCCGAGTAATGTTGGGGGGTTTGGGGATGTGGAGAAAGCCAGCCGCGTCTTTGTTCGTAACGAGTTGATACCTCTGCAGAAGCGCCTTCAGGAATTGAACGACTGGCTTGGAGAAGATGTCATGCGTTTTGAAGATTATAATTTAGGTATTGAATGATATTTAAAAGCCTGTACAAACAGGCTTTTATTCTTTAGTTTAAAATCACCAAGGCATGAGCATTAGAACTCAAAGATCCGGATCTACAGGCTCATGATATAGATTTACAGGATAATGAATAACTTCATAATTCAGTTGAGTAACTGTGTGAACATGCTGGCTATAAAAAACCAATGGATTTTTTTGACAAGGAGTAATTGTTATAGATTTACAGGCATGAATTCTTGGTGCGGATTTATCTAAATGAGCCTTCCAGTTGGTCATCATTTCATTGCATTTCCTATTACGAGTATAGATAATCAATCCACCACTTGCGCTGTTTACGGTCCCTGTACTATATCGCTCAGTGAGTTGAGCATACCCTTTAAATAAATAACTATATGAAGATGTATGTTTTTTGGCTTCGCCATGCCAAATATAATCCTTTAGTTTTATTGTAATGTCACAATGTCCGCGCTGATTATTTTCATGATATGCCTCAATACCCATATCTTTATTTTTGATATTAGCCAATAAAATTAAAGTAAGCTGATCCTCTGTCAAATCGAAGTTCAACTTATTTGAATTCTCTTCTATTTCCTTTACAGCAGAATCAAGTTCAATCCTGACAAATTGTTTGAAATTATCGTACGATTGAAGTGCAAATCTAACACGAGTAATAGAAGCATTAATACGCTGAAGAAAAATATCATTATCAATATCAGCCAAACTCATTGCTGCAGACATTTTTAACATCAGATAATATCCTTTGATTTAGATTCATCTAATGTAAAAAAAGGAAAGACGAATGACTTATAGTCATACATAAGCTCCCCTGTAAATGGGTTTGCTAAAGATTGACTGATTTCCGCCTCAATAACTTCCTCTATTTCAAGTTCTACAGGGTCATGAAAATCATCAATGAACCAATAATTGAGTTTTAAAAAATCAACCTTTGGGCTACAAAGAATTTGGATGGCCGGATAGATAACCTGCTCATACGTTTCTGGCTGTAAAATTTTGTTATATCCACCAGCTATATTAAACAAATCCTTATAACTTAAAGCTATATTAGATGATTTTTTAGCCCTTGCCTCGATTTCATCGTACAAATAGCAAGCTAACGCCCCAATTTCAGGGCGTTCCGCACACATTTCTTTGATGATCTTGGGCATATCACCATCCTTCATTGCTGACTCCAATTATAATATCAGCTTTGTGAGGGTTTCGAAATCATCTTTGGATATACATTTACTTAATATAGCATAGTTAACAGGAGAGCAACTACTCCCTCCCAGATGCCTGCGGAGTGTTCCTGGAATGATAAGCTCTACGTTATCCGCTAATTGCAGTTTTGGATTATTTCTATCAACTCTAATTCCAATACGATACAAACCAATACTGCCTACTGCTTTGATACCTTCCTTATTAAACAAGTCATCACGTAAGTCTTTAGTGGCCACATTTTTCTTTTCTTTATGCGTGGTCCCCTCATTGGTCAAAAATGACAAATCAAAGACTTTATAGCTTAATTTTGAATAAGGCAATGCATTTTGTTTGAAAATTGGCTCAATCAACGGATAAAAATCTTTTTCCGATGATTTAAAATCATAACCGACATGATTATACAATTCACGAATAATGTTACTCTTTGCAAAAGTAACATTATCACCAATAATATTACCATTAGTATCTACCAAAACATGAATTTTATTAGTAATAGAGTCTAATATACAGACATCAAAACACTGCCGCTTTTCTTTTCGTTTTGCAATAATTTCATCAAACTGCTTGTATTGTGCAAGTGCTGACGGGGGAATTTTTTCTCTTACGACTAATTCTCTGACAGATGAAAAAACAAGAATTGACTGGGTATTTTGAATAGAATAGTTAACAAGTTCAGGTTGATTTTTTACAGCATTTTGCAATTGGACATCATCAAGGATCGAATCAACCAATAATGATGGTTGATTCATCAAATTCCATTGGAAACTAAATCTGTCATTTAGTGTTTTAATTACACTATTATCTACAGTCAAACTAAATATTGCTTTTTCACCATAAACGACCTGACCAAAAATTAGGTCATTTACGTTTGCCATAATGCCATCAAACTTTTGCCTATCTTTACTTTTAAGATCAATGAGGCTTTCTAGTATTTTTTCGTTTGTTGCTTCACGCCCCCTACCTGTTGGCAGCCCTAAAGAAGCAATAATTGGCCTTGCAACGTTCCATGTGAAACGTTCAGTTAAGGTCAAGATCGACTTTAACTCAGACTCAGAAAGTACTACTGGGACACTACCTGTCATAACTTGCACCTAGTCATCCAAAAAGCAATAAGAATTTGCTCTTGTCTTAATTTATCCTTCGATACCTATCAAATTACCTCAATATTGAAAAAATTTGCAAGCCATTTGCTTCTAAAAAGCGACCTTACTCAGAGTGTTACAAAACTAAGCGAGCGCGCGCTCGTATCCCCGCCACGCCTGCCCGCTTTATGTAGTGGTTTTCATGCACCTGCATGACATAAGCAAAAGCCCGCCAGTTCTGGCAGGCCTCAGCAAAAACGATCCTCAAACGATCATGCGTTTTCATGCAGCATAGACATGCACAACATGACAATCAATCATGGGTGCTGCTATGACTTCATTTAGAAGCTAGTTGCTTCATCAAAACCTGAGATCACTGTATACGAAATAGACGAGTTATCAGCATTCGTTACCTTAAACTTAGCGCCTTTGTAAGTAATAACATCGCTGATTTTTGAATCTACAGAAAAATCAGTGGTAAATGCTGCACGAGCCATATCGTTTGCGAACTCACGGTAAGTAAACTTCATCACCCCGCCAGCATTACCATTATACTCAATTGTTTTTACAAGAGAATTATCTACTCGACACAGTCCATCAGGTACTCGTTTGATAGATATTTCAGCAGCCGTGTAAGATGTTCCATTTGGTGGTGAGATTTCATTTTTCGCAGAGTTATAGCTTACGTAATCAACATAGCCAGCAACTTGACCATAAATATTTTTTAAAGCCACAGACTGTGGGTTCTGATGATTACGGTATACGCCATTGCCAACATTACAGTAAGTACCCGCAGCAATAGATGACATAGCTCCATTAGCAGCCCCTAGCTCCAAAACATCAGTTTTTATCCCCGTTGCTGACTTGATGATTGGATTTCCCATATATGCCGTAGCTGTCTGCCCTACAGCTGGTTTGATAACCTCCACAGGAGTTCCCACAGGACGAGGTATATTTGGAGCGCAACCAGTCAAAGCCCCAGCAAGAGACATCGATAAAATAATCTTATTGGCTTTCATACATTCCCTATATATTTTTGATTTTACGGTACAACATCTTTGCTGATCATATGGTTATAGAAGGGCTTCATCAACATTTAGGTGAAATGTAAATCTTAAAACATTGGCTGGAATCACTAAACTAGTGCGCCAGCTGTCGTCCCCCAGACCTGCTGCATAATCTCCATCACTCGCTTTTTGTCTTCATCCAGTTTTAACCCACTCAGCTCGACGCCGTTGGCGCTGCCCTTGCGGATACGAATTGCTGTTTTTGGGTACAGAGGGCGCAAATTACGGTAAAGCTCGGTTTCAAGGGCGTCCAGTATGGACTGGCTAATCTTCTGCTCTTTATCGATCATTATTTCAATGCGCATACAGATTCCCTTTAACTGGTTACGTCCATAGACCTGATGTATTCATGGCTGCGAATTTTTGCCATCAGCTCGTCTGTCAGTTCGGATACCCATTGGATAGCCAGCCGCTTCTCTTCGTCGCTGCACTCACTAGCCGCCACAAGCTTGATAAAAAAATCAATGCGCTGGAGCTTCAACGACTCCAAAAGATAGTCCTGCATCTTCCCTCCTTTCACTGCTACGGAACACAATGCTGTACATATAACCACTGTTTATAATTACAGTATATTATGGAGATAGAAATGTAAAACTCTTTTTATCTGTCAATTAGATAGCCCTGACACCGATCAATAACAGCATAAATTATTAACCCGCGTCAGCCGTACCATTGCCGCCATCTATCATCTTCCTGCAACCGCTGGTTACGGTAAAAAATACGCAACCCAGCCCCGGATGGAATACTGCCGCCACGCAGAAGCAAATCAATCTCCGATGCACTACCTTCAAACCCTCTGGCAGTCAGTTCTGCCTTAAGCTGCAGGCGCTGCTGCTCCGAAATATTCTGTTTGTATACTGTTTTCCGCTTCGGTTTTACCAGTCTCAACCTGGCTGTAAGTTCCCGCCGTTCCTTCTGGCCCATATTGTGGAGATAATCCTGCAGTTCCTTCTCATTCATGGCTTTAATATCTGGTAAATCCCCCCCTGATTTGTTCGTATTTTCAACAGGGGGACAGTTATTGCCACGAGTCCAAGGGGCGCTAGCGCCCTGGTCGGCTACCGCCTCCTGAACGTCAACGGCCTTGCGAACCTTTTTCCACTTCACCGCGTGCGTGCAAATCTTGCCCTCTACAATCGGGGACCAGATGCCATAGATACGGATACCGTGATCACCGTAGGCGCTCGGTTCGTCGTTAAGCTCATAAGCCGTGCGGACAAGGTGATGTTTGCGGGGAACCAGTACACCGCCCTGTTTCATGATGTAGGTGGCAAAGCAACCTGCGTCCGCAGCTGCCAGTACCGCATCCAGACGCGGATTATCCAGTACCGGCGCACCCGCTTTGCGTTCGCCCTGTACTCTCGCCGCCTGACCTGCCAGCAAACGCAGCTCGCGGTATGCCTGACGCCCCGGAATACCAAAGAAACGAAATTGCTGGACACGGTGCAGCGACGCCCAGGCGCTGACATGCTCGGCGCTGTCACGCAGTGATCTGCCGGTTTCTTTGCTGATTTCTTTAGCCAGCCCGCGTCCGTCGATGTTCTTACTGATGTATTTGGCGATGTAGCTTGTCGGCGTGCCCTTGCGCGGGTTGATTAGCTCGGACTTGAAGCGCGGACCGGTATTGGTGCCCAGCTCCTCGCGGTCTTCACGGATGGCAAACTTACGCAGCAGCGCGGTGATGGAACGGCGATCTTTTTTGCGCATAAAGCACAGAAGATGCCAGTGCACGGTGCCGTCATGGTGCGGCTCTGCAACGCGGACGCCATACCAGCGCAGCCCGGCCTTGTGCATTGCCTTGCGGAAAGCAGCGAACGTATCAACCAGATAGTCACTGCTCTGCCGGACAGTGGCACTGGTCCACTTCGGATTAGGTCTGCCGTTGTTGAGGGTTGCGTGGAAGCGTGACGGGCAGGTGATGGTATAAAACACAGCGCAGTCTCCGCGCATTTCCGCTATCAGCTCCAGTCCCTTAACACAGGCCATCATTTCATTACGGCGGTGTGCCGGGTTGCTGTTGCTGGCATTCACCACATCTTCCATGTCCAGCGTGTCGCCGTCTTCGTTGACCAGCTCATGCGAACGGAAGAACTCCAGCGATTTGCGGCGCTGCTCGCGTTTGTGGATCACGGCTTCATAGCTGACATACGGGGACGCTTTTTTGTTAACCAGGCAGACGGCTCGCAGCTGTTCCTCCCGCCACTCACAGCGCATCTGCCAAAGTTTGCGATACCACCAGTCCGCGCACAGCATACGCGCCAGCGACGGTGGGATCAGTTCATAAGGCACCGGCTTGCGGCGGCGCTTTTTGCGGCGCAACTGCTCAAAGGCAGGCGGGATGACCTCAAGGCGCATGGCTTCTGAGGCAACCCTTTCCCATGCCTGGCGGATTTCTTCTGGTTTAACATCGTCACAGACAAACAAATCACCGCAGGCCGCATCAAGACACATGCTCATATGTGCCGCAACCAGTGTGGAAAGGCGCTTAACCTGATCCTGATTCATTTCAGGCAGTACCAGCAGTCCCTCCAGCCCATCATGGCTTGCCATGAACCGGAAAGATGCAGACGCCTGGCTGTCACGCACGCGCTCCAGCCGCTCAAGACAGGGCCTGATGGTTTCACGCAGGTAGCGGGAATAAGCCTTTTCTCTGCCCAGGCTATGGAAATATTTAATCCGTTCCAGCAAAGGCTTGCTGATGTGTGGTGGCATGGCGTTAACGTCAGCCAGAATAACCAGATCAGGATTAAAACGCTGCTGCTCGCGCGCCATTTTGGCACGACTAATCAGCCGGTCCTGCACCATTTCGCGCTGGACAGGATCACGGGATTCATTGAAGAAATAGCGTTCCCAGACCTCATCGCTCAGCGCCTCACGGCGCAGCTGCTCCTGCTCGTTATCCGCAGCGTAAAGAGCGATCAGGTTTGAAAGCGCAGACTCCGGCGCAACGTCCGCCGGGTCCAGATATGGGTTAACTGCTTTTTTGGGGTTATTCCATGAAAAGGCCACGGCGGCCTCATTCGAGCCGCCGGTGGTTGGTGCATTATGTAATGTGAATTTACTCACTGCCACGCCCGCACCTCAGTTTCCACCGAGATATCTGGACCAGACGCCAAATCGACACCAAACCAGCCTGCTGATTTTGTGGCGATGATTTCTGCTGCAGATTTACCATCACCGGCAGCCACACCCATGCTGCGCTTTGCAATGATACGATGGCGGGTAAAGTTACGATAAATCGAACGGGTCAGGGACGTGTCGCTGTTGGACACGATAACCGGATGCCCTTCTGATGACCTGCGCTCAAGAATAGACGCCAGATGATACTGGTCGTCCACTGTAAAACCGGCAGTGTGATAACCGCTAAATGTGCCATCGTATGGCGGATCACAATAAACAACATCACCAGCCTGCAGCAGCGCCAGTGTTTCCTCAAAGCTGGCACAAATAAACATTGCACGTTTAGCTTTCACGGCAAAAGTGCGTATTTCATTTTCAGGGAAGTACGGTTTTTTATAATGTCCGTATGGATTGTTATATTCACCCTTCTGGTTATAACGGCAAAGGCCACGATAGCCATGGCGATTTAAATACAGAAAATATGCCGCCTTTTCTACCTCATTAGAAATGGAGTAATTAAAATGCTGGCGGACACGGTAATACTGAACATCCGAATTAAAACCTTTAAATAACTCCCTCGCTATTTGAATGACAGCCTCATGGTCTTTCTGGATCATCAGGTAAAGATTAATCAAATCAGGATTAATATCCGCGACAAGATAATGATGATAGTCTGTCGCCATCATTACAGCGCATGAACCCGCGAAAGGTTCAACCAGTCGCGGGCCAGCAGGAAGGTGCTTAATCAGTTCCGGCATGATGGCGGTTTTATTTCCCGCCCATTTCAGGATGGTGCTCATACAGCGCCTCCGTTGTAGTGTTTACCTTTAAGCTCTGCGATTTCCTGACAGATAACGCAGAGATCACAGCCCGGCATGGCGGCCCGGCGTTCTTCGGGAATGACTATTCCGCAGCTTTCACACTCCAGTGAGGAAGCCCCAACTTTTCGGATACGGGCATTGTGGATGTGGCGCTGCAGCTGTTCTTCCACCCGCTGCTGTACGAGATCCATAGAGTCAGCCATTAGTGCAGCTCCTGGGATTCGTTTTCGTAGCGGGTAGCTTCACGGCGCAGCAGTTCAGCCGCTTCAATACCGTTTAACCCTTTGTTGGCGATATGGGTTGCCAGCGCCTCAAGACGGATTGAAACTGCAAGCGCGCGTCCTTTGCGCTCCTCACGTTTGGCAATATCGATCACCGCCATAAGCTGGTCGGTTTCTGGTGCAAACATTTTTGGTAATTCGTTCTGCATTGTTTTTTCTCCTGAATTTGGGCAAAAGAATGCCCGGCGGGTTTACGCCATTAATTTCTGTTGTGGGTTAATTCGGCATGGTTAGCCGTTTGGGAAATAAGCTCACCACTGCACGAAAATGATTCATTGCTTTCACCAGTTCCCGCTTTTCGTCAGTAGTCAGATCACTAATATTGACGCCGTGACGTTCTGCCGGAATTTTTGCCATAAAGAATATGGCTGCCAGTGCCCGCTCATTTTGTTTATGGTTTATATCGCGGCGGTCGCGCATATCTTTAATAAACCTTTCAAGCTCTGGCTCAATATTCAGACCAAACACATTCGCCCTTAATTCCGCTATTCGGTTCAGCCCTTCCATACGTTGACCCGGGCTTAATGGAACAGTCGCCGCAGCGCCTTCAATAGCCATGGTTTCCCCCGTTTGGTAGTGGTCAGCCCTGCCAGCAGTTCATCCTGAGAGCGGGACGGGTGCCAGCGCTTGCCATCTTTCCCGATAATCCAGCCATGGCCGCAGTGCATAGCTGGACTTTGTTTTTTCAATAATGATGCAAAACTTGGTTCTTCCATAACCCCTCCAATATGTGCCGGGATGTTTAACCACGCCCGGCCCGTGGTATTCTGGTGTTTCCACACAGCCAGAAAGGAAAAGACATGAAAAATAACGAACAACAGAACGAAGCTCTTAAACAGTTAACTAACGTCCTTACTGAGGCAGGTAATCAAACCAGAGTCGATGTCCTCGCCCACTCAATCCTGCTGCAAGCTATTTTTTCTGTTCTTTCCGAAGAACAAAAAAATCAAATTATTAAAATCCTTCAGACCGCTACCGTTAATCAACATGCTGCGACCGCAGGCGTTGAAGCAGAAGTAAAAATGTCTCTCGCTCAGCTTTTAAGCGGTTTTTTAACGCCTCAGAAGCTGAATTAAGGACCTGATCACACTTTTCACATGCACATAGGCAGCAGGAGTTATTAGCGTGTTTGCTGCCTTTATTTTTCTCTTCCATGTTCACCTCAGATAATGCCGAACGAAGCGCCAAGGCCCGTTACGGTGTCCACCGCACTTGCCATTGCGGGGTTGGCCTGCAGGCGGGCCTGCATGGAAACGGCAGCCAGTGCCATCAGACGAGTTACTGAATTGATACTGCTGATCACGTCACGGCGCCCGGCGGTTGTTTTCACATCGCCAGTAACGGCACCGGCGGCAACTCGCCCGATTTCAGCGGTGGCGCTCATGACGTAGTGCGGCAACTTCTCTTTTGCCACTTCGTTCATCGGCACACATGGCAGGCAGTGAATCTGTGCCAGGAAGCCATCAACCAGGGTTGAGTCCTCAGTGAGATCGGTAAGCAGCCAGATTTCAGGCGGTGTGAGCTGATGCGGCTGGTCCGGGTTCAGCTTGTTGCGCAGCGTCTGGACATTCATTCCCGCGCGTTCTGCCAGCTTCGCCATGTTGTGACGCAGTGCGAAAGCCCGGCAGGCCTCTTCAAAGTGTGGATGTTTGGAAATCTTATAATCAAACATGTTTCATACCTCGAAAGTTCACATAATTGAACTTAACAACCAACTACAACGTTGTAATTGAATGCAGACTTGTCCATGTTTTTGCTCGCCTGATCCTTTTTGTACTTGAGGTATAAAATGAACACACGACCTTTATTTTTTTCTTTCTTTTCAATGTAGTTAGCAAGTTTACCGTTGTGAATCATTTGGTAAACGGAGCCGCGGGAATAGCCCTCCCACTCAGCAAATTCTGCCGGGGTGGCAATCACTTTGGGTACTCGAATTGAAATCTCAGTGCTCATAGTGCAGTATCTCTCGGTTAAGATTTGGTTCACGTCGTCTTATCTTGTTTTATACGATTCAATAATGGAACTGTTGAGATACTACGATCCAATATTTGATACGTCAATAGGGTTAATAAATGATACAGGTAAAGGCTGGAGAGAATACTGGGGGTAGAGAGGCTATCCATAGGCTGATGGCTGCCTATAACTTTAAGTCCAGACAGCAACTGTGCGATCACTTAGGCGCTTCAAAAAGCACTATGGCAAACAGATACTTAAGAGATAGTTTTCCGGCAGAATGGGTGATCCAGTGTGCTTTGGAAACCGGAGTTTCCCTACTGTGGCTGACAACCGGCCAGGGTGATCCGGGTTCAAATATTGATCCAAAAAAAGATATCAATTTAGTGAACTCAAGCAAAGTTAAGCCACTTTCTGAACTTGTTTCGCCGGAAATCGACAAAGCTATCCTTAGTGGTGGTTCACTCGCTGAAGGTGGTAAAGCAGTGATTGATAGCAGTCTGATTCCCTCCGGAGCAGATGACCTACTGCTTGTTAACACAGATAGCGATTCTTACCTGGTAGACCGTAGCCAAACCCTGCCAGTAAACGGCATGTGGTTAGTAGATATCGATGGAATAAAAAGCATTGTGAAATTAACACGCCTACCTGGTAACAGATTAGTTGTGCATCAAGATGAATCATCGTTTGAGTGCAGCCTTAGTGATATTGCGGTTGTAGGGCGCGCTCTAAAAATAATTAAGAGCCTTTGATATGACGATCAGAAAGCAGCCGAACGGAAAATGGTTGTGCGAGTGCTACCCAAGCGGGCGTGATGGCAAACGCGTACGCAAACAGTTTGCGACGAAAGGCGAGGCCATAGCATTTGAAAACTTCACCATGGATGAGGTGAACAAAAAACCATGGCTGGGCGAGAAGGACGATCGCCGGCAATTGTCAGAAGTGATTGAGCAATGGCATTCACTTTATGGGCAGACGCTGGCAGATCCCAAACGGCTAATGTCAAAGCTCAGCATTATTTGCCATGGCTTGGGTGATCCCATTGCCTCAGAGTTAACCGCGGGTGACTTTACGAAATATCGCGAGGCACGTTTAAAAGGTGAGGTCCGCAGCGAGGATGGCGCGCTTATGTCGCCAGTCAAACCCCGAACGGTGAATCTTGAACAACGCAACCTGTCCTCTGTGTTCGGGACTTTAAAAAAACTGGGCCACTGGTCGGCGCCCAATCCGCTCGCCGGGCTGCCTACGTTTAAAATTGCCGAGGGTGAGCTGGCGTTCCTGGCACCTGATGAAATCAAACGCCTTCTTGATGCATGCGCTGATTCGCAAAGTCCCAGCCTGCTGATGATCACAAAAATATGCCTTTCGACCGGCGCGCGCTGGAGTGAGGCGGAAAACTTGCAGGGGCATCAGGTATCCAAATACCGGATCACCTACACCAAGACCAAAGGCAAAAAAAACCGCACCGTCCCGATATCACAGGACCTGTATGACGAAATCCCAAGAAACCGGGGAAAGTTATTCACTCCATGTAGAAAAGCCTTTGAACGGGCCATAAAACGGGCAGGCATCGAACTTCCCGAAGGCCAGTGCACCCACGTCCTGCGCCATACCTTCGCCAGCCACTTTATGATGAACGGCGGAAACATCCTTGTATTGCGCGATATTCTGGGCCATGCCGATATTAAAATGACGATGATTTATGCTCATTTTGCACCTGACCATTTAGAAGATGCAGTTACAAAAAATCCTCTCAATAATCTAGGATGGGTTAGATGAAATCTGATTACAGCAATGACGACTCCATTACCAACTTTTTCGATTCATTTAAAGGTCGAAAACTTTTCAAGTTGCCTGTAGAGATTGAAGAAAACCAAAGCTTAGTAAGCGATTTCATTGAAAAATGCAAAGCAATCAAAATACACATTGAAGAACATATCAATAATTCAAATTATGAAAACTCTTCTCAATTAGAAAATTGCTTAGACGTATTTGACTCACTTGAAAGGGGGATATCACAAACTCTAGAAGCATTTCTATCAGGAGATATCAAAGCCTCATACGATAAATTCGAAAAAATGTTGGAATCGAAACATACATCTATTCACTTAACAAACATAAGTACTCGGTTGAGTGCAATTTGCAATTCAGAGACCCCTTTATACAGAGTAAGAAAATCTGATAATTACTTAACAAAAAGAGAAGAGATTTTTCACATCCCCTTCAGCCAACGTCATTTAGTTCGAAATCAAAGATATTCAGTAGCAGGACTCCCATGCTTATATTTAGGCGCATCCTTATACGTTTGCTGGAGAGAGATGAATAGGCCTGACTTTAACAAACTTTTTGTTTCTGCTTTCTATACGTCGCAAACTCATCCGGAAGAGATGATTTTGAATCTAAATATCGAGGCGCTGATTGATATCACATCAAATTTTAGAAATAAAAATCAACCGAAAAATTTCAAATTAGCATTATCACTCGTCGCTTTATGGCCTCTAATATTATCCTGCAATTATTTGAACAAACAACAAGATGCCATTTTTATTCAAGAATACGTTATTCCTAATTTGTTAATGCAGTGGATAAGTCGACAAGCTGAACATAAAATAATCGGCATTGCATACCATACAACAAAAATCGATAGTGGATACTATGGTTACAAGGGCTTGAATGTTGTATTCCCTCCCCAAATTAACCATAGCGATGTTAAGCGCCATGATTATTGCCCACATCTTGCCAAACAGTTTGTATGCACCCCTCCTTTATCATGGCAAGTTCTTAAATCCATAGAATACATTCCTGAACGCCAATCAATATCAAGCACAGAAAAACTTAGTAAATATCTAAGAAGAGGTAAAAAATGGGATATCTTAGACCAATTAGATGAGGAGATAGTGAGCGTTTATCAACTGACAGATTTTTACAAGCTAGAAGTTTGCATCCAAGACGTTCAAAATCCTGGAAGGATAAAAACCAAAAAATAGTGGCGGCACATTGGCGGCAGAGCCTTAAAACGCCATAAAACCCGACAGATACAGAAATAGATAACATAATGATTTAAAAAGTAAATGTATGTTTTTGTTAGGGTAAAAATGGTATGTAGGAATTTCGGACGCGGGTTCAACTCCCGCCAGCTCCACCAAATCATGATCCGGATACGTCCGGTGAAGTACAGAAAGCCCGCACAGCACAAGCCCTGCGGGCTTTTTTGTGTCTGTCGTTGTCCGAGAACATCCGGCTAAATCTAGAGAAAATTGGTACACGTTTAGGTACACGCTATACTGTGGGCCATTAAACGTGTACCAATTATGGAAGGGATCCCGACATGGCGCGCATTACACGCCCCCTCACTAACAACGAAATCCTCAAAGCAAAACCCCGCGAAAAAGACTTCACCCTGCATGATGGTGATGGACTGTTCTTGCTCGTCAAAACCTCCGGTAAAAAACTCTGGCGCTTCCGTTATCAACGACCGGGAAGCAGCAGCCGCACAAATTTGAGTCTCGGCTCATATCCTGCCCTTACACTCGCAGCAGCTCGTCAGATACGCGACCAAAATTTGGCTACGCTCGCGCAGGGGATGGATCCACAACAGCAGCAAGAGCAAGCATCAGAACAACGTCAGATTGAGCTGGATAGTATTTTCTCAACTGTGGCCGCCAACTGGTTCAAAATGAAGAGCAAAAGCATCACTGAGGACTACGCGAAGGATATTTGGCGTTCTCTAGATAAAGACGTATTCCCAGCAATAGGCGCGATACCTGTTCAGGAGATTAAGGCCAGAACGATAGTTGAAGCATTGGAACCAATCAAAGCGCGTGGGGCATTAGAGACTGTTCGTCGCTTGGTCCAGCGCATTAACGAAATAATGATTTACGCGGTCAACACCGGCCTGATTGATGCTAACCCGGCATCAGGTGTTGGAATGGCATTTGAGAAACCCAACAAGCAGAATATGCCCACGCTACGACCAGAAGAATTACCTAAGCTGATGCGTTCTCTGGTCATGTCGAATCTGTCTGTTCCGACTCGCTGTCTTATTGAGTGGCAGCTCCTGACCCTAGTGCGCCCTTCTGAGGCTTCTGGTACTCGATGGGAAGAGATCGATCTCGATGCCAAACTCTGGACGATTCCAGCCGAACGGATGAAGGCCAAGCGTGAACACATTGTACCTTTATCGCCTCAGGCGTTAGATATTCTGGAAGTGATGAAACCGATTAGTGCTCATCGTGAACATGTTTTCCCCAGTAGGAATGACCCTAAGCAACCTATGAATAGTCAGACTGCAAATGCAGCACTTAAACGTATTGGATATGGAGGTAAACTCGTTGCTCATGGGCTTCGTTCTATAGCTAGCACAGCGTTGAACGAGTCTGGTTTTAATTCCGATATTATAGAATCAGCTTTAGCGCATATAGATAAAAATGAAGTACGGCGGGCGTATAATCGTTCTATTTATTTAGAACAACGCAGAGAATTGATGTCATGGTGGGGTGTAAAAGTAAAATCATAGGGCTTTCGCCCTATGATCTAATAATTATAAAGTTTCCAATGCGAAATTTCGATATCTCATTAGTGCATAAATATATCTAGTAGTAGATGCAGGTGTCCATGTTCTCTCAAGTTCTTTTGCTAGTGCTGCCCCCATCATTTTCTTATCATCATCGCCAAATTTATTTACATAAGCATTTAATATTTTGATAGCTGGAGATTCAGTGACTAACCTAGCTAAAGCCCTTTCAAGGCTGATGCTTTCTAATATAACTTCTATTTTATTATTTATCACCACACCATCATCTTGTCGAGAACAAAAACCTAAAGAAATTAAATCCTGCACTGCATTCCTATGTTTATTCGCCTGAATGAATGAATGGCTCATTTTTTTATTGGCGCACAGATACTCGGCAACTTCGAGTGTTTTTTCTGGCGAAGTAGCAGCTAAGAAAAGTGATCCTCTTCTATTACGCGCCCCTCTTTTATCTAGATCAATCGCCCCAAATGCTGGGGAAAACAACTCGCCATCATATATAACCACAGATTTCCCGATAACCGCTATCAGCCCCGTAAATTGTAACCAAGCCAATAATTTTGAACTATAAGACTTAGGATAACCACCGTCTTTATTCTTATAAGTATGGGCTATTATAGATTCATACTTATCGATAGGAACTCTTCTTAAATCGGCATCAACAATATTCTCTGCCAATTCTAACAAAACACTATGACTCTTAAAATGCTCACGAAGAAACTCAGGGACATTTGTGATAGTCTGTTTACAAAGTATATTCCCATTTAAATCTCTGTCTATGAGAACAAAATACTGCAAATCCATTAAAACATTTATTAATGTTCCCCGACTATATTTTAGTTTAGTTTGCAGTTCATCCAAGCTAATGGTTTTGAACGAGTTTACAACATCAAGAATTAACAAAACCATTTTCGGAGATGTTGATGGCATATATGACCATGGTATAACTGGAAGGTCATTTCCTTTCAAGTAATCTCGAAAAACGTCCCAATACACTGATAATTTTTCACCTGTTTTAATTACCATCCTATCTGAAATTAGCTCTAAAACAGTATCACTCCCAAACTCTTTAGTAACTTCATATTGACTAATCGGAGAGTTCTTTGCCACAAATTTTAAACATGAATTTTGTTTTTCAGGCCTATCTAAATCTTCATGAAATAAATTTGAGATCTGTAGTTGACTAACCAACATTTGATCCTGTGAGATACCTCCTTTTAGCTTTTTGAATACATGAATACAAAGCTTTTTCAATAACCATGGATAACCTTGAGCTTGCTGAATAAGACGCGTGCGTAAAGGTTTATTTAATTTAAACCCTGTATTTAGCTCGAAACTATTAATTAATTTAGATGAATCTTTTAGATCAAAAGGCTCAAGTTTCTTTTCAACCCTATAATCTTTTAGCCGATTCCACATTGAGTACGCTGGATTTTCATCCCCTAAAGTAATACCAGTTCTCCATGAGAACCCTACAACTAAATTGCTTTGTAGTGCCGAGACATCGAGTGCGAATCGTTCAAATTCTTTAAATAGCCCGAATAGTTCCTCTTTCATAAAGACTTCTTCGAACTGATCAAAGAAAATAGTCAATACCTTATCATGTTCGGAAAGGTATTTTAAACATTCCTGAACACTCTCAGATCCTATGATATCCGTAACACTCTCAATCAGGAATGGTTTTTCATATTCGATAAAACCTTCTTTGATCGCACTGCTGAAAGCTTTAACGACAGCTTCTGCAACAAAACGTCCGCCTCTAGCAGAACGGACATCGACTGGTGTAAGGAAGAATTTATTCTTCCATTTTTGATTTTTAAATCTTGAGGATAGCCTTGCTATTAAAGATGACTTTCCATTTCCTGAACCGCCTATAAGTGATAGGACTCTACTTTGAGAGCTATTTCCTCTAACATTCTCAAGATAATCCCAAACTTCTTTCTGTATATATTCGCGACCAACAAAGTCTTTCGGCTGACATGGTTTATAATCCATAAAATCGTCAGCAAGAATTATTTCACTGACAATTTCCCTTTCGTAATTTTCAGATAATTTTGAAGACGAAACAGTTTGTTCCGGTTCAGATAATATATAAAAATCAGTTACTTCCAATCCTTCAAAAAGCCCTTGCTCCTTTATAATATCACTTATGCGACTGACACTTGGAATTTTACTATTTTTATTTATAGCGAACGGCACCACTCTTATAGGGCTACCATTTTCAACTTCTTGCAAAAGCCAAGTCATTTCTATTTCAGGATGAACTAAAAGTGTTGCACTAGTATATTTTGCCGGAATGTCATCTGTTGGAATATCCTCAACCTTACCTGTTGCAATTATAGATATAAGAATCTCTTTTTTATCAAAAAAAGAATAATCTATACGCTCATCAAGTCTATAATCCTCAAGCGTTGACTGAGCATCTTTACCCAAATCAGAAATTGAAAAAAGTGCAATTTTTTTAACTCTCAACCTAAATGCTTGAGAAAATGCCAAATCAACCACAGATGAATCAACTTTTTGCTGCATGAATTTACATTCTACATACAGCTTTTCATTTGATGGTGTATGAGTAGCCTGAATATCAATTTCCATGCCAGATTTTCTGACTTCCATACCATCAATTCTATACGATTGCCGGCGGAGTATATCAGCGCAAAAATTCTCGAAAAACTTCCCTCTCGAGGTATTGGAATAATTACTAGGTACACAAACTATCAAATCTTTATTCAGTGGTAACGGCCTGGCCATTTATACACTCCTTATCTCATATCCTTTTGACAAGTAAGATATCAACCTCGAGTTTCAGAAACCAGTATCTTGCGCATATTTACGACATCAAAACTTTTGGTTATGCACCCACAGCGCGCAATGCTCTCCCCGCCACGCCTGCCCGCTTAATGGGTCGCTTTTAATGCAGGTGCAAAGATGGTCTCAGGTCGCGCCGCGACTGGCGCTGGCAGGGAGTGCAGGGGCGGGAAAACACATGCAAAACCATGCACCTTATGGATGCATGGCTTATTTGGGTAAAAATAGCGGGATTTACGGGGATTTTTTGACGGGCTACTGCGCGGCCAGTTCGGCGCGTCGACGGGTGTAAATCATATTCTGTGCAGGGGTGAATTTTTCACGATTATCATCCCGCGAAGGCGCGTCAGGCCTGTATCCGATGGCCGTTAAAATATCTTTATCCTGTGCAGAATAATTAATGTCATTTCCAGCGGTCAGCCAGACGGAAAGAGCTTCTCTCAGGTAAGAGGCTGAACGGTCAAGCGCGCGGTTTTTTATCATCGCGGGCTGGTTTTTAATCCCCATCAGCTCCGGTGCCAGTGCGGCGGTCAGCTCTGCGCCGTTCTGCTGCATAAAATCATGCAGCCGGTTACGGATGCTGATGCGCTGCACCTCCTCATGCGAGAAGATGTAGCGACCGGCGGCCTGATTAACTTCCCACTTTTTTACGTCAATCAGGTCGCGCAGCGACTGTAATCTACGGGAGCCTGATGCATTGTCATCCAGCAATAATTCCTGATATTCCTGCTCTGCGGCGGCCAGTTCGGTTTTACGGTTCAGCCACGCGGTTTTGTTCGTCTGGCAGGCTTCAAAAGCCTGTTGTAATGTCAGGGTGGTCACGGGTAGTCTCTCCTGATTAATGGCGGAACGGCGAGCTGTAGCAGCCTTTTACCCGACGGGGTGCAACGGGGGCTGTTGGTACCGGCGCGGGTTTCTCATCGACGACCGGCGAACGTATTACTTCAAAGATGGACTCATGCGTTTTGAATGTCGCCGAGCAGTGCACATTCTGACACTGCAGGTAACTCTCTTTGACGCTCTCAGACATATAGCGGCTGGTGCGAACGTGTGCCGCCGTGCGGCAGAAAGGGCAGAGCATCATGACAGTAGCCCCCGTGCTTTCAGGTCGGCTTCACGTTCCCGCATTTTTTCCTGCCAGAATTTCCGCTGAACGGGCGTGGCCGCAACGTCATGCTCCATATGCGGCATCGTGGAGGCCGACAGCCCTGTTTTAAACAGCACCGGTTCATCGGTCAGACGGATATTGCAGCCCTTTACGGCCTGTTCAAGCCACGCTTTCACCTGCTGCATTACAACTTTTTCCGGTTCGATATATCCCTGATGCCCGGTCGTATTAGCAAGCGGATTATTCAGAACCAGTATGTTGAGTTTCATTGCTCTGATGAGGGCACCGCAGCTTTCACGCAGGGCAGCATCAAGTTCATGCTCTGCATACTGACTGAGGACGCCGTGATGTGCCTGACGGTATGCTCTGGCCGTGCGGTCACAGGCTCCTTTGAGCCTGTCCAGCTCAAAAGACAGTACCTCGTTCATGCTGTCACATTCCTGCGCCAGTTCCCGCCGTGCCACGCGCGCCAGATGGCGTTGTTTAAGCTCGTCGGTAATGACAGCACCACCGGCACGAAAGGCGGCGCGCCATGCGCCGGAATCATTGCCGTTTTCCTGCTCCAGTTCATTTTTTTGCGTTTGCACCTGGCTGATGGCCGTCGTGGTTTCATCCATACGGCTGGCATTGGCGAGATGCGCCGAGCGGGCAGTCTCAAGGCGTTCCATTGCAGGTTTAAGGTAGTCGGGAATAACAGCGGTATGAGTCATGTCGGGTCTCCTCTTCGTTTCAATCTGAGGAGATTCTGCCGCGCCGGACACAACAACACGATTCATTGCCGTTGTGGCAAAAATGGCACAAACAGCACTCAAAACCCGGCTGGCCAGAGAAAGGTCTCAGGAAAACCTTACTCACTGTTTGTTTTTTTACTTATAACTATTCACTACTGTTCACCTTGAGAAAAAAGATAAGTAATACAGTTAATTAAATGGTGAACAGTTGAAGGTCTGACTGTTCACCGTCTGTTCACCACTGTTCACCCTTCTGTTTTTCTCTGTCGATACCTTTTAGACTTTATTTCAATTAAAAATAGAAAATATATAACTAAAGGAAATAGAAATTGCTGCATTATAATGCAGTGATTTGCATCTGTTTGCCAGCGTTTGCCTTTGTTTGCCATAGCGAAAAGTCAATGTTTGTTTCCCCGAAAATCTCACATGACCTGAGGGAAAATATAACCATAATAAGGAGCTACCTGACGCCGGAAAGACACGACCGGCACTGTATGGACTTTATGAGGTAGCCCGATGCACACTGTTTTTTCTTCCCCGTCTTCAGCGCCTGCAGCCCCATTGATGCCGCTTTCTGATGTCGTCCAGGAGCGTTTTATTCGTCTGCCCGAAGTGATGCATTTATGCGGCCTGTCCCGGTCAACTGTTTATGACCTCATCAGCCGGGAAGCCTTCCCGAAACAAATCTCCCTCGGTGGTAAAAACGTGGCGTGGGCGCAGTCTGAAATCACCGCATGGATGGCGGATCGCATTGCCGAACGCAACCGGGGCTATGACGCATGATGATGACCGTTCAGCAAACAGCCCCTTTTTCTGGCTTGCTTCTTTTCGTCGTTTCCAGGTATAGTTTTCCCGCTGTCGCAAAATCGGCAGCCGGGCGTGAGAACCCGAGTTACTTCAAGGCGACACCAGACGCGCCATGCGTCTTTTTTTGTGTCTATGCCTATGTGCACCTGTTGTTTACGCATCGGTTCTTTAGCCGTTGCTGTATCCGCGTAATGGTGGCTCAGGCGGGGCAGCCTTCGGGCTGGCCGGTTCCCTTGAAGGCCGGTTTCTCACCCCCGTCTGGGCTACCACCCGAGCGTGAGAACTCCGGTGGTGGCGATAACCGCTACTTCAAGGAGGTTGCCCTTATGGCTACGACCCTCACCCCGTCACACCCGCAGTTTGTCTTTGTGTTTGCCGCCGTTCGTCGTGCAGACCGTAAACCCCGTATCTGTATGCTCCGCACTGTTGCCGGTGATGAGCACGCCGCACGCCTTTCTCTTGTTCGCGATTACGTCCTCTCGTTTGCTGGCCGTCTGCCGGTTGCGGAGGTGCGCGCATGAGACACACCACCATTACCGCCCGTGACCTCGAATGCCTTGAGCACATGCGCAACGTCGGCCAGCTTGTCAATGAGCTGATGCAGGTGCAGGACTGCGCCACCGTTCGTCGTGACCCTGCGCAGCAGTTACAGCTCACCTCCGTGATTTATCTCATGACCGCCCAGCTCGACGGTGTGGTCGAACGCTGCAATCAGCACTGGCTGACCGGGGAGGGCAACGTATGAAAAAGCCATTACCGCCCGTATTACGCGCCGCGCTGTATCGTCGCGCCGTGGCCTGTGCATGGCTGACCCTGTGCGAACGTCAGCACCGCTACCCGCAACTCACCCTCGACACACTGGAAAGCGCCATTGCCGCCGAGCTGGAGGGCTTCTACCTGCGCCAGCATGGCGAGGAAAAAGGCCGTCAGATTGCCTGTGCACTGCTGGAAGATTTAATGGAAGCCGGACCACTCAAGGCCGCGCCGTCGCTGTCCTTTCTCGGGCTCGCCGTGATGGATGAACTCTGCGCCCGCCATATCACCACACCGGTACTGCATTGAGGGAGAAAATAACAATGAAAATGAACGTATCAGAAACCGTAAAACAGGCGTGCGGCCACTGGCCGAACATTCTCCCGGCGCTGGGTGTGAAGGTCATTAAAAACCGCCATCAGGCCTGTCCGGTGTGCGGCGGTTCTGACCGTTTCCGCTTTGACGATAAAGAGGGGCGCGGGACGTGGTTCTGCAACCAGTGCGGCGCTGGTGACGGGCTTAAGCTGGTAGAGAAAGTGTTTGGCGTAACCCCGTCAGAAGCTGCCGGGAGGGTGAACGCCGTTACCGGCAACCTGTCGCCGGTTGCCCCGGAGGTGATTGCAGCCGCAGAGACAGAAACCAATGCCGACCGCCAGGCGGCCGCCGCGCTGGCCGTCAGGCTCATGGAGAAAACCCGACCGGCCACCGGCAACGCCTACCTGACCCGCAAGGGCTTCCCCGGTCGGGAATGTCTGACGCTGACGACCACACACAAAACCGGCGGTGTGACGTTCCGCGCCGGTGATGTGGTGGTGCCGTTATATGACAATACCGGCGCACTGGTTAACCTTCAGCTTATCAATGCTGACGGTCTCAAACGCACCCTGAAAGGCGGTCAGGTCAAAGGGGCGTGTAATATCATCGAGGAGCAGAAACAGGCCGGAAAACGCCTGTGGATAGCGGAGGGCTATGCGACCGCGCTCACCGTGCATCACCTGACCGGCGAAACCGTCATGGTGGCGCTGTCCTCCGTGAACCTCCTTTCTCTGGCGAGCCTTGCCCGTCAGAAACACCCGGCCTGTCAGATTGTGCTCGCCGCCGACCGCGACCTTAACGGCGACGGCCAGACAAAAGCCGCAGCGGCCGCAGAAGTCTGCGAGGGCATTGTCGCCCTGCCACCGCTGTTCGGTGACTGGAATGATGCGTTTATGCAGAAAGGTGAAGAGGCCACGCGTAAAGCCATTTATGACGTCATCCGCCCACCGGCGCAAAGTCCGTTCGACACCATGAGCGAGGCAGAATTTACCGCCATGAGCGCCAGCGACAAGGCTTTGCGGGTGCATGAGCATTACGGCGAAGCGCTGGCGGTGGATGCGAACGGCCAGCTCCTGTCCCGCTATGAAAACGGCATCTGGAAAAATATCCCTGCCGCCACTTTTTCACGGAATGTGGCTGATTTATTCCAGCGCTTACGCGCTCCGTTCTCATCCGGGAAAATCGCCTCGGTGGTGGAGACCCTGAAGCTGATTATTCCGCAGCAGGACACACCAGCACGTCGTCTGATTGGCTTTCGCAACGGGGTACTCGATACTCAAAGCGGCGTATTCAGCCCGCACCACAAATCGCACTGGCTGCGCACGCTATGCGATGTGGATTTTACCCCGCCGGTGGACGGGGAAACGCTGGAGACTCACGCGCCGAACTTCTGGCGCTGGCTCGACCGTGCGGCCGGTAAAAATCCACAAAAACGCGACGTGATTCTGGCCGCGCTGTTTATGGTGCTGGCGAACCGTTACGACTGGCAGCTCTTTCTCGAAGTCACCGGTCCGGGTGGCAGCGGGAAAAGTATTCTGGCCGAAATTGCGACCATGCTTGCCGGGGAAGATAACGCCACGTCAGCCGACATTGACACGCTGGAAGACCCGCGCAAGCGTGCCTCCCTGATTGGCTTCTCGCTTATCCGTCTGCCTGACCAGGAAAAATGGAGCGGTGACGGCGCAGGGCTCAAGGCCATCACCGGCGGCGATGCGGTCTCGGTTGACCCGAAATACCAGAACCCGTACTCAACACATATTCCAGCGGTAATTCTGGCCGTGAACAATAACCCGATGCGCTTCACCGACCGCAGCGGTGGTGTATCGCGCCGCCGGGTGATTATTCACTTCCCGGAGCAGATTGCCCCGGAGGAACGCGACCCGCAGCTCAGGGATAAAATTGCGCGCGAGCTGGCCGTCATTGTGCGTCAGCTTATGCAGAAGTTCAGCGACCCGATGACAGCGCGCACACTGCTCCAGTCACAGCAGAACTCCGACGAGGCACTCAGTATCAAGCGCGATGCTGACCCGACGTTTGATTTTTGCGGCTATCTGGAAATGCTCCCGCAGACCAACGGGATGTTTATGGGGAATGCCAGCATCATCCCGCGTAATTATCGTAAATACCTGTATCACGCGTATCTGGCCTATATGGAGGCTAACGGGTACAGGAACGTGCTCAGCCTGAAAATGTTCGGGCTGGGGCTGCCCATGATGCTGAAAGAGTACGGCCTGAATTATGAGAAGCGGCACACCAAGCAGGGGATACAGACCAATCTGTCGCTGAAAGAGGAAAGCTACGGCGACTGGTTGCCAAAGTGTGACGAACCCGCAGCAACATAACCTTACTCAGACCGGCAACAGCCGGTCTTTTTCTTTCTGGACATTGCCACAGGGTGAACACTCCACTGTTCACCCTTCACCGTATATTCACCCTGTATCACCATGAAATTATTGATAAAAAACTAGAGGTGAACAGTGTGAACAGTGTGAACAGTAAAACCTAAACAAACTTTTTATCCCTCCACCACATCGCCTGACCGGGCGCATCCAGAGCGAGAAAAAATCACAAAGGTGAAGAGTCGACTGTTCACTCTTCACCAACTCATCACCATTTATCTTTATGATTTAAAATAGAAAATAAGCATGGTGAACAGTGTGAACAGTTAAATGCAAAAAAACTTTTTTTGAGTATGATGTAGCTCTCCATACTTTATGGAAAGATCCAAGTTAGCTGAAAGCCTCACCAAGACAGCACGTTAATTCGTAACGTGTTAAGCAAAAGGGAATTTTATGGGGACTACTTTGCTTCAAGAAAACCATGAAAAAATTTTAAACATACTAAATGAAGCTAAAGATGTGGCGCTAAGGTATTACAAATTAACCAATAAGCCTCTCGGAATCACTGGAGAAATAGCTGAACATGAAGCTGCAACTCTTCTCGGGTTGTCACTATGTTCAGCACGTCAGTCCGGATACGATGCGACTGAGATTTTGGACGGGAAAGAATATAGAGTTCAAATCAAAGGTCGATATATGCCTGATCCTAAAAAAGTCTCTGCGAGAATTGGTGCTATTGATATATCTAAGCCATTTGATTCTGTTCTTTTAGTTTTGCTTGATGAAAATTATGATGCTTTTGCCATGTATGAAGCATCACGAGATGTAGTAGTCGCAGCTCTTCAAGCTCCGGGGTCAAAGTCTAGAAATGAGCGAAATCAGCTAGGCATAGCAAAATTCAAGTCCATTAGCCGTCTCCGCTGGAGCAAAGTTGCTGAACCTGAGATCCTTTAATTGGTACACGTTTAGGTACACACCTGAAAGTTGAATACGGAAAAATCCTTTATATTTAAAGTATTGAGTAATTTATTCAGACTCCGCCAGCTCCACCACTTTTTAGTTGTTTGAAGTACAATGAAGTCTACTAAGCCCGCACAGCACAAGCCCTGCGGGCTTTTTTACATCTATTGCCGCCTGGTGAGGATTGCTGAGAGCCTCACGGGCATTGACGTCAAATGACGCAATGGGTGACAGGGCAAAACGCCAAAAGTCTCACCAATAACTCCCGAAAGAATTGGAATACGAGAGTCAAAGAAAATAGAACACTCACTGAGAGTCCTGCCTGGCTGGGGCAAAGCTCGCAGTCAGACTGTCGAGCATAAAGATAAGCAGTTGCCCGTGAGACGCCAGGATGTTGGGCTACGGTATCCATAGATTTACGAAGATTCAGCAGACCTTCTTTGCGAAGCTTAATGATCAATTCTTTTCTGTCAGCTGCTTTAAGCGTCCTGGCCGTAGTGGCATGAGCAGCGGCGAAACTATCTATGCGCTGTCGAATGGTCTCTGTTCCTCCAGGAGCAATATTTTCTCACGGAATATTTTATTACCGTAGGCGTTATTCAGCATAATCCGAAGACGTGATCCTGCTCACCCAGTCAAACATAACTTGCATATGATTGCCATTGGATGTCCTCACACCAACCTGACACGCATTTACGCCTGTTGTTTTGCCAGTCAAAACCTGTCCATACTTCATATAGATTTTGATACCGACTCCCTGTTTATAGCACTTATTGCAAATCGAGAAATAATCTCTTCTTGATGGAGTATCTTGCTGAAGATTAAATTCGTCAGCCGGCACCAGCGAAAGATTAAAAGCGTCATTACCTGATAATTCTTCAAGAATTGCCAGAGACTCTAATTTAACTTCAATGCGCTTATTTCCTTTAGGTTTATCCGAAGCCAGAATCAAATTTTCCCTCGGATTAAACTTCGCAATGTAGCCTGTGATTATCCGGGCATTATTACTCACCAATCGAACAGGGATATCATTAAAACGTAGAAATTGAACTCGACGAGCAAGCATAGAATAATCCCGCGGCCATATTTCAGCCTCTCGCCCGTAGGAAATATCATTTACAGCTATACATTCCATAAAGATATATTCATCTATGCTGAATGAAAAAGCCCCGAATTCACGGGGCTGAATAAAACGAAATAAA